GGCGGCCAAAACGGTATCGACGACCGGCGAGAGCGGTTTAACGCAGCATGCAAGGTGCTCTGATGTCGGCGCTATGGGTTTTTGTCAAAGCATGGTGGAAGCCGTTGCTGTTTCTGATGCTGCTCGCTGCGGCGCTCTATTACCGGACAGAACTCACAAAAACAGAGGCATCTTTAACCAAAGTTAATCGTGAATTAAATCTGGCTAAAGACACCATTAAAGACATGCAGACGCGCCAGCGCGACGTCGCGGCACTCGATGAGAAATATTCTGGAGAACTGGCAGATGCTCAGGGTAAGATTGAACAGCTTGAACGTGATGTTGCTGCTGGCAATAAGCGGCTGCGCCTCAACGCAACCTGTGGAAAGAACGCAGCGACCGGCGCCACCGGCCTGGATGATGGCACCGGCCCCAGACTTACTGACGCCGCTCAACGGGATTATTTCACCCTCAGGGAGCGAATAGAGACCGTCACCAGCCAGCTCAATGGACTTCAGCAATACGTCCGCGATCAATGTCTGAAATGA